AACGGGCAGTTGGACAGCTCCACCACCAGCCGCGGCCGGCACACCAGGTCGCGCGACTGGCCCAGCAGGACAAAGATGCTCAGGTCCACCAGCCGCCCGAAGTCGCCGCCCACCGAAAACACCTCGTCGGGCGACAGCAGCGCCAGCACCGGCGCCAGCCGCTCGGCAATCCACCCATCAGTTGCGTACCGGCGCACGTCCTCCGCCATCCGCCCGAACGGCTCATCCCAGGCGCCGCGCACGATCACCGGCAGCCGCGCATCAAACGCCGCGCGCGCCGGTGAACGATCGTCGACCACAGTGCACGGCGCCATGCGCGCCTCGATCAGCGCGAGCGGCAGGTAAGCGCCCGCGCCCTGGCTCGGGATGCAGTCCAGCTCCTCCGCCGCCGCCTCGCCGTAGGTGTCGCGTACCTCGCGCACCCAGGCCGCCTCGCCCTCAGCGGTCCACTGGCGGCCGCGGCGCAGGCACACGCGGCGGTACAGCCCGTCGGCCACCGCATCGGCAAACGTGATCCGGTGCACGTTGGCGCGGCCGCCGCGCTTGCCGGCCCGCACCTCCTCGATCAGCTCCGCAAACGCGTTGGCCGCGCCGTTGTGCGTGGAGATCACGCGCACGCTGTTGCCCCACATGATCATCGCCAGCGCGGCCTTGAGCAGCTCGGCGAGGTCCTGGTGGAACGCCGCCTCGTCGATGACGATGTTGCCCTGCTTGCCGCGCAGGTTGCTCGGCCGGCTGGTGAGCGCGGTCACGCGCAGGCCGGTGGCCGGGAAGCGCACCTCGAAGGTCTTGATGTACCGGCGGTCCGACGGCGCGTCCGGCCCGTCGTCGTACACGCCCTCGGCAATCGCGCTGGCGGCCAGGTCGTAGGCGCGCGCCCACGTGGCCACCGCATCGATGTACTCGCGGCCCATGTCCTGGTTCGGGCAGATGTAGTAGGTACTGCTGCCGCCGGCGCGGGCAGCGTCCAGGGCGTTGTCGCTGGCCTCCGCCCAGGTCAGGCCGCAGCGGCGGGTTTTCTCGGCCACCTTGAGCGCGCTGCGGTCCGCGACCCAGCGTTGCTGGTAGCCCAGCAGGGCAGCCGGCGCCAGCCCCGACGCGGCCGGCAGCGCGTCCACAAGGGGGTCGGCCGGCAGCCCGGCGGGCGCCGCCGCCGCTCGCCGCGGCGCGGCCGGCTTACCCATGCCAGACCCCCCACCGAAAATCAGGCCCTACAAGCCGCGCAAGCCCGCCCCGTGTGGGTAGGCACCACCCAGCCCCAGAAATCGCGTCTGACACGCGTCTGACGCGGCCGCAGAGGCATTGGCGCACGGCATCCACCCGGCCTAGCCCGCAATGCCGAGGATCGCCCGGCGAATTTCGTCCGCCGCGGCGGCGGACAACCCGCCCTTGCGGGCAATCTTGTCGGCCTTGCTGGCCGCCTGCTCGGCGCGCGCCCGGACCTGCGTCATCCACTTCTTCTGGTTGACGCTGGCGCGGCTCAGCTCCGCGATGCTCTTGGCCGCGCGGGCGCGCAGCTTGAGCCGCTCGGCCGGGTCGGTGTCGCCATCGGCATCCTGCAGGTCCACGAGGATGTGAAAGATGTCCGACTGCACCATCCCCATGACCGCGGCGCTGCGGTCGTCCGCGTCGTCCTGCGCGTGCTCGGCGATGACCCGCGCCGCCTCGGTCGCCTCCTTGATGGCCGCAAGGCGCCGCTCAAACTGCTGGCCGTGCCGGTGCAGCGCGCTCTTGCTGATCTGGTAGCCGCGCGCCGCCAGCGCGGCAGCCAGCTCTTCGTACCCGCCAAACTGGTTGCTCACGAGCACGGCCTCCAGCCACTGGCGGGTATCTGCCGGCAGCGCGCCCACTTTGCTCCGCTTGGGCATGTCAGTGCCAGTACCGCGTTGGGCGGGCAATGCCGGCGTCGCACTCGACGGTGTACTCCACCACGTCGACGCCGGTGCGGGTCAGGCTCGCGTGCCACTGCGGCGAGTTGCGCCCGCCAATCTCTACCAGCCCGCGGTCCTCGAGGTAGTCCAGCTCGCGCCGCAGCTCGTGGGTGGTGATGGGGTGCGGCACGGCAGCCAGCACGCTCGCAATGAGGCTCTCGGCCGCACCCAGCGGGCGGGCTTTGTCGAGCGTCACCAGGATCAGCCAGCGCGCCGGCTCGCGCGCAGCCTTTGCGATATCGATCATTGCGGTCCTTGAAGTCGCGCCACGTATTGAGCCAGCAGCTTGATCTCGCTCGCCAGCGCGTCGAGCTTGGCGCTGGTCACGGTCTGGTCGCGGATCGAGTCCTCACGCCGGACGTAGTCGCGCAGCATCTCCTCGCGTGCCCCGCCCTGCGCGCGGTGGATCTCGCGCAGCTCGCGCTCCAGAGCCGCAAACCGCTCCTCCGACTGCAGGACGGCATGCGAGCGGGCGTTGTCCGCAATGTCTAGCCGCGCGTCGATGCGCGCCTCGAACTGCCGCAGCACCAGCCGCGCCAGCCCGGCGAGAGCGCCGAAGAAAAACGTGAGCATCGCGCCTTGTATGGCGAGCCACTGCCAGAAATCGATCGAGAGCTGCATGGCGGCACTATGGGTTGCGGACCGGCACCACGCACACGCCGGGCAGCGTGCGCCCATTGCTGGTGGTAGCGAGGATGGTGAGCAGGTACGTTGTGCCGGCCACGCTCGGGGCCAGCATCTGACGCACCAGGGGGCCTTGCACCTGCGCGGCACCCGCCAGCACGTTGCCCGGCGCAGGATCGGCGCCGCTGATGACCGTGAGCGTGCGCGCCGCGCTCGTGATCGTCTCCCCGTCGCCCAGGCGCGCGGAGTAGTCGCACTCCACCACGTCGACCTCGCCGGGGACAAAGACGCCGAGCTGGCGGCGCAGTGCGGTCACGCGGCCACCCTGCGCACGGCCTGCGCGGCAACAAAGCGCCGCGCCAGCAGACCGGGGCGAAACAGGTCGCCGGCCAAGTCTGTCTGTAGCGCGCCGGCGGCGGCACCGCCTGCCACCGCAGCGCCCGCCAGCGGCACGTTAAGCAGCAGGATGCCTGCCGCCTGCGCCGCGGCCAGCGCGGCACCAGATAGCTGCATCGACACCGTGAGCACCGCCCCGGCGGTAGCACCCGCCGTTGCGGCGCCGGCAAGGCCTTTGCCCAAGGTGATATTCGCGGCCGCAGCAACCTGCGCCAGCGCAGCGCCGCCGAAGCTCGCTGACACGCTCAGGTCGCCCGCGCCGGCCAGCGCAGCCAATGCGGCTCCTCCCAACCTGACCTGCAGCGAGAGGGCGCCGGCCGCCGCCACGAGCGTGGCCGCCGCACCGGACAGTGGCACCGACATCGACACCGCGCCGCTGGCGCTTGCGCCAGCGGCAGCAATGCCGACCAGCGAGACCGCCTTGGCGATCTCGCCAGTGGCCGTTGCGCCGGCCTGTGCTGCGCCGGCCAATGCGACGCCGCCGCTCGCCGGCTGGTTGAGCAGCAGCAGCAGCATGGGTTACGGCGTCAGATTGAAGGTCAGGGTGCTGGTGTTTTCGACGGCGTCATCGACTCGCGTGACAAGCGCTACGGGAGTCTTCAGCTCTGACGGCTGGTGCACAGTGACCTGAATATCGGCCGGCGCCACGCTGGCGATGCTCGGCACATAACCATTGCCGATGATGCACGTGGCACCTTCGTCCTCAGTACTGCCTTGAGCCGACTCGACATTCAGCGGCGCAAAAGGTACGCCCGCTAAAGTGCCTTCGGCGTTGTCGCGAACAATGACTTCAATGGTGACTGGCTTGGTTGGCATGGCTGTCCTTTCGCTATGCGAAGGTTAGAAAGCAGGTCACGTCATTAAGCGTGACTCCGGTGTTGTCGGTTGTGCCACGCGCTCCGGTGATGGCGCAGCTCATGGCGGTGCCGAACGAAACGCCACCCTCGCCAAGGTCGAGCGGCGTAACCGCGCTGTTAGGCGCCAGCGGAATGTCGAGCACCGCGACAGTGGTGCCGAGCACCACGGAACCCGCCGCCACGTTAAACACCTTGAGGAAACGCGGTGACGTGGCGACGTTGACGGCACCGCCCTTGAGCAGGCGGCCGGCCGACGCCTTGATGACCTGCGCAGCCGGCGTGGCCGGGCAGTTGAGATTGACTGGCTTGGCCGCACCCGTCGAGCTGCCTCGGTACTGCACGCCGAAGTCGCCGATGGCGTTGGTTCCTGCAGCGATAGCGGCGACGTTTGAAACGGTTGAAACCGTTGTAACCGTGCCGCTGCTAACCGTGACCGCCTGCGCCGCAGGGAACGCCACCGGGATCGCAGAGGAAAAGCCTTGTTGACGAATGCCGGCCAGATAGACCGGCAGGTTAACGGTGTCCTCCACCGCGATGAATCCGACCGTCCAACTGGTCGTACTGGCCGGCGCGGTAGACCCGTTGAACGCCCACAGGTACAGAAAAAGCTCGATTTCCTGGTCCGGGATGCTTACCCAGCGGTGGCCGCGGGTTGTCACGGTTGGCGCGGTCGAAGAGGCGACCAAAGCGTCGGCGAAGTAAACGCTTCGGCCATCAATCGAAGTCTGAGCCATATGCCCAGGGCTGGCGGTCGTGTTGATAGTCGCAGTCGTGTCGCCGCTGTTCCAGCCGTACCGCTGCGAGTCAACGGCCGCATTTGTGGCCGTAGTGCCGGCGTAGAGCCAGCGAACGCAGTTCCAGCCGAACAGATCGACGGTGCAGCTACCGCTCGCTGGCCAGCCTGCGACGGTGAAATTGATCGTGTCAGCGTTGGGGATCGATGCAATCGCATACCGACCCGGCACACCGTTGGCGCCGTTGATCGCGCCGACAAACATGCTTTGGCCGACGTTCGCGGCCGTGAATCCGTGCGCGGTAAGCGTGACGCTAATGCTGGTCGCGCTGTTGATCGTGCAAGAGGCGCTATCTGCGACTCGATCCGCAAGCAAGACCGAAAAGTTGTTGTTGGCGATGCGCTGCGACAGGATTGTCTGATGACGCTCGATCAATGCGCCGTTGAAGCTCGGCACCGAACGCGCCAGAAACTCCGAGTTCGCGGTCGTCCCTGTGGTCAGCACAAGGTTTCCGTTCGACTGAGATACGCCCATGCCCGCGCCCAAACGGCGCTGCGTCATTTCTGGGGTATCAAGCGCGGAAGCGTTGACGCGCGTGAAGCTCACGCTCCAAGTGTTTTGAGGCGTGT